TTATGTTGACGGGGGAAACCTTTTTTATACAAGAACAGTAAACATTGAAAGCGGAATTAACTATTCAACCAACGTCAGCGGAATGGATGTCTACACATCCGTCGGGACTAGTGCGATTGTCTGTAAGGTTGGTGTTCGCATGCAAACAACTACAGGCGTTACCGTAACCACATTGTACGGTCGGCTCAACGCCGTACCGCTAACATAAGGGGAAGCCATGAGCGAAATTGTTTTTATCGTGACTGCAATTTGCCGTACAGCCGAGTGTGAGGCAAACGGCATTTCAAACGTGTACGAGCGAGAGGATGGCATTGATTTTATTGTGCAATGCGGACAGTGCCAAAATGCCATTGAGGACATTACCACTACAATAAAATAATAGTATATACCCCATAATGCAGAACATTGTTATGGTGACTAAGTTCTGACATAAAGTTAAACTCTGTGAGCCAGATAGGCATATACACAGGGGGTACCCATGGGTCTTAAGTTTAAGGTAAAGTCACAGCTTGACCACGAAGAGAAGGGCGGCATTCTTGATGATTGCGGTCCATCTTCTATAGCAGCATGCGTTTCCTGGGTAAACAAGTACGCCCCGGGCGGAGATTTTTCCGCGGGGGATGGCATTGCCGCTAAGGCAAAGGCTACTGGCTTTGTTGAGAAGCAGGGCGTAAGCGACAACGGCTCTACCCTTGGCGATCTTATTCTCACAGCACGAGTGCTTGGCGCTAAGGCGCGCTGGGCCAAGGACTGGAACGACGTCATTACTAGCGCCAAGAAGGGCGCTGCAATTGGCGTCTGGGTTGAGCAGCCATTTGGCTACCCAAAGGACCTTGAAGTGTCCGAGTGGCATGCAAAGTGGCAGCGTTGGTGGTGGGTCAAGCAGAAGCAGCCTACCCGAACCTACGGTCACATGACTGCCGCAGTATGGGATGCAGAGCTTGGATGGCAGTGGGCATGCCCAACGCGATCCGGCAAGGGCAAGGAGCAGTTCGGCGTGCAAATCAGCGAGGAGACCCTGCTAAAGCTTTGCGACAGCAAGCGCCTCTCAAAGAAGCACGTTGCCCCAGCATTCAAGCACACCATCATCATTGAGGCCGGAGCCGTTGTTGCGGCACCTGCGCCTACCCCAGCACCAGCCCCAGCGCCTGCGCCAGTTCCGGTTAAGCCGGTTCCTTGCCCAGCCTGCGGCGGCACTGGAATCAAGAAGTAATTAGGAGGTTCATTATGAGCGCAATTGGCACAAAGATTAAGTGGATTTTTGACAACACGGGTGTAGACGAAGCGCTTCTTGAAGCGTTCCGAGTCGGCCTTGCAACGGGCATCGCCGTAATGCTTGCTACCGGCGCCCCAATCCTTGACATGAGCAACGACGACTTCCGAACTGTTGCCTCGGGTGCCATTGCGGCTACCCTTCAGGTCATCGTTCGCGCCCTCAACCCAGAGGACACCAAGTTTGGCGTTGGCAAGGTCAAGATTGCCCGCGAAGAGCAGGCAAGCACCGCACACATCCAGGGCTCGGCCATTGACACTGACGGCGACGGCATTGCCGACGAGCTTGCTGGCACCCTTGCTGGCGAGACGTGGGACGATGAGGCCGCAAAGTAATGTGGTATAGTGCACTTACGGCAAGAAGCCGCAAGTTGCAAGGAGGCCACTAAATGGTCAAGAACAACAAGGTAGCCCCAAAGGCTGCCGCCAAGCCGGCTGTGAAGCCTGCTGTCAAAGCCGCCGCTAAGCCAGCTGCAAAGCCGGTTAAGAAGGCGCCAGCCAAGAAGGCCGTAGCGGCCCCAAAGGTTGAGAAGAAGTCCCTTCTTGGGAAGGTCGGGTCCTGGTTTAAGCGTTAACGCCAACTAGGACGGCTGATACGGAGTACGCCCCGCATGTGCGGGGCGTTTCTCTTTCTACAGGAAAATGTCCGTGCCGTTACCGCGCTTGTCGGTGGTAGCCCAGCCTTCGCCCTTGAAGACAACGCCAGCGCCGCCTATAAGGATGCGCATAGGCTCCGCGCACTTCTCGCACGGGTGCTCAGACTCATCACTCATAGGGTGAACGATCTCAATGACCGATTCACACTTATCGCACTTGTAGTCGTACGTTGGCATCTTACCCTCGCTCGTATGCTTTCTGCTCTTCCGCAAGTGCGGTCACCGCAGTCGCCCAGACCCTAGGAGTAACGTCATCAGGACGGTACCCACCGGCACCACCGTACAGGATTGGCATGTCGTGAAGTCCATCACGCATGGTCCGCATGGCGTTGTCGTAGCCCTTATAACTATAGTTGATTGAGGCAAGGGGGTCGAGCTTATGCCCGTCCGCCCCGCCAGCAATGAACACATAGTCTGGACCAAAGTCGTCCACTACCGCAAGGAACTCGTTTACTGCAATCAGGAACTGCTTATCGCCATCCCCTGAGCGCAGCGGCAAGTTATAGACGTGGTCTTCTGGGTGAGACTCGTTGCCCGTGCCTGGGAAGATGCCCTTCTGGTGGACGCTATACGTCAGCACGTTAGGGTTCTTGCGCAGCAGGTTCTCCGTGCCGTCACCGTGGTGGACGTCAAAGTCAAACACGGCGACGCGCTTGCGGTCTCCGTAGACGCCTTCTGTAAGCATGGTGGCAGCCATGGCTAGGTCTGCAAACACGCAGAAGCCACTGGAGTAGTCATGCTGGGCGTGGTGCTTGGCACCAGCAAAGTTGACAGCAAGCTTGGTGCGGCCAGCAACCAGTTCGTCAAGGGCAACAATGGTGCCGCCAGCCATAAGCTGGGCAAGGGAGCCTAGGTCTAGTCGCTCGCCGCTCCACTCGCCAGAGAAGCCGCTCAGGACTTCTTCAATGTACTGCTTGTCGTGCACAATAGCAAGCTCATCAAGCGTGGCTGGGCGCGGAAGCACCTCGGCAATAGCCAGGTTCTGGAGTTCGGCCATCTCGTAGAGACGGTCCTTGGCGTTCATAAATCGACGCCCCTGGGTAACGGTAAGCACCCAGTTTGCATACTCGTCGCTGTGGACGAGGGTAATATCACTCTTCATTACTTCCTCCTACGTGTATTGACATGCCTCATTTGGCGTAGTCACATCTTAACACGTAGGAGGCGCCTTGTCAATCCCCGTCTTCGTCAAACGAAACGCGGAGCGGCATTGTTACAGCCCAAGCGAAGGTGAGCACAGCAAGGGTTGCCCCAACGAAGTCTCGCGTATCGCCATCTGGCAGAACAATCCAACCAACCATAAGACCGAAAATGGTCCACGACTGGCTGACTATATCATTAGTCGCCTGAGCCAAAAGGCTCTTCCACTTGCTCATTTTCCACCTCTCCTCTGCCCGCCCTGGGCTGTTTTTGCTTGCTGTGGCTTAGGCCCGCTGGATCGCCCTGCCCCCTGGCGGCGACCGCCTGCTCGGCCCTTGCCCTTACCACCACCGTCACCGCCGCCACTGAACCCGCCACCGCCAGAGCTTGATGCCCCGCGTGCGGCGGCTGCAGATACTGCGGCCTGTGCGATGGTCGTCATGATTACGGCTGGACCGACTACGGTTCTAGCCTCTTCTTTTTCTTCTTCGGTGATATCATTACCAAGATTGGCAACAGTGTCAATAGCGGCACTTACTGCCTCGCCCACTGCCGCAACAGCCTCTCCAACCGCCTCCGTAACCGCTTCTACTGCAGCGCCCGGATCAATTGGTCCAGGTGTGTCAGTAGGTACAGGGCTGGGATCAGGAGAAGGGGACGGAGAGTTCGTAGGGGTGGCCGTTGGCTCGGGCGTCGGCTCGGGTGTGGCAGTCGGGTCTGGTGTCGGCTCATTGGTTACCTCCGGGGTTGGCGTCGGTGTTGGCACCGGCGACGGGCTTACAGACGGCTCTGGCGTGGGCGTAGGGGCCACGCTAGGGCTTGGTGTTGGCGGCTCTGGTGTTGGCGTAGGTGTTGGCGTAGGGGTAGGCTCTGGAGTCGGCGTGGGGGTAGGTTCTGGGGTGGGGCTTGGGGTTGGTGGCGGCGGTGCCGGAACAAACACAGAAACTGCCGCCGAGATAGGCGAAAGAATGCCTAGTGTGTCGTTGTCAGCCCTGACCCAAAATGTGTAAGTTTGATCAGTGCCACCAGTGATGGCGAAGACGTTGCTGCTAATGCCCATATTAGTTTCGCTAGAAGCAGCGCCCCAGCCCGCAAGATCCCCAGTGGCCCAGAACACTCCGTACCGCTCAATGTTGGTGCCACTTGCTTCTGGGGCATTCCACGTTAGATAAACGTTCCCATCGGTGTAGACGGTCACCATAAGGCCGGTGGGCGCGTTCAGGTATGGATCTGGCACGGGCGTTGGAGTTGGCTCAGGGGTTGGCGTAGGTGTAGGGGTCGGTGTTGGCGTAGGCTCCGGGGTTGGCGTCCAGGTTGCCGATGGGGTGCCCGGGGCAAGCTCTGCTCCAAAGTTGCTGATCATGTAGTAGTGGTTTCCGCCAAATCGGTCTGCCGTTGGGTCTCCGCAGCACACGCCCGCACGCACTCGGTATTCGCCCGCAGGCACAGAAACACGGATTGTTGAAGCAAGGGAGTATCCGCCCGTGTGCTCGGTAAACGAGTCGTCGTTAGCGGCAATCAACGTGCCGCTGCTGTCATACAGCCACAACATGGAATCAACTGTGCCAGGGCACCAGGGGGCAGTAGTGTCGTCGCAAAGGTCGGTCCAGAGGTGCAACTCTCCCTGCTCTGCAACGGTAATCCAGAAATCCTGAGTGCGATCAACGTAATTATTTTGGCTTCCGGAAACCGGATTTACCACTACGCCGTAAGCGAGTGTTGCCAAAATAAGCCAAATGGTAGCGGCAATAGTAAGAAACTTATTATTCATTTTCCCTGCCCCGACATCCACGTAATGAGTCCGCCAACTCCTGAAAGTCCGAGAATGGCGAGGACAAACTTTGCAAGTCGAAAAGCGCCCCTCGTTTCAGCCATTTCGTTTTTGAGTGCGTCAATATCTCGCTGAATGCGGTCGAGCCTATCGAGAATGATGTCTGATTGGTTTTTTGTCATGCGTCCTCCTTCTCCTTGGTGACGCATTGATTATCTCAAATAAAAAACGCAATTGCATTAGCAATTGCGTCTACAAAAAAAAGATTATGTTTGTATTATTCTGGATTATGCGAGTGCCATTACGTTAATGGAGTCGCGTTGAGTTACAATCTTAAGCGGGTTCATCTACCATCGCCTTTGGGTCTTCAATCAAATCAATGCCGCATACCCCGCAGACAAGTTGCGGCAGTTGCCCGTCCTCAGTTAGTCGGAGCATAGTGTTGCATGAAACGCCATTGTTTGGACATCCTTCTGTTTCGCAACTAATTTCAACGCTTGCAAATTCCATCATGTACCTCAGGTCTTAATAATAAACGACGTTAGGAACGATTTAGGTGAAATTACTGATCCAACACTTGATGACGTTACGTTTGTAGTAGCCAGAGTAGTAACAGATCCAGTCACTGTATGCGATAGTGTAGCACTTGGTCCGCCAGATGTGGTCGCGGCAATATCTGTGGTATGTGTATGCCCAGATGTACTGCCAGTACCATATGTAAAGGGAGATCCACCCGCTGAGTATGAAGCGGTTGTTGACGTAGTTGATGCTGGGTCAACGCTGTGTGTATGGGAAGCGTGGCTAGATACGGCAAAAGTGTCAGCGTGGCTGTGACCGACATTTGTTGTGTGCTGGTGTGCCCCAACAGCAACTGAGTTATTTGGTCCAAATGTTCCAGCACTTGTCGTATATCCAACAGCAGAAGACGTGTATCCTCCTAGGAATCTATCTCGCAAATCTGGAACACTAAACGTTGCGCCAGGTTCTTCTCCACCAGTTGCAATAGTAATTGCAAGTGCTAGATCTGGATATGAAGATGTAGAATATGTTGCGCCATTACAAAATAGCCAACCTGTTGGGGCTTCATACCCAATATATGGGAAAATTACACCAGTTGGGAATGCGGCGCTTGTAAGAAGTGTTGCAGAAGACGGGATTGTTGTGCCGTTAATGGAGGTTGCCGTAGCGGCCCCAAGGCTTGGCGTTGTTAGCGTTGGGCTGGTTGCAAAAACTAGCGCGCCTGAACCCGTTTCATCTGAAACAACTCCAGCAAGTTCTGCGGATGTAGTGGCGGCAAATGCAGATAATTTATCGGTCTTGCGAGCAACAACAGTGGTGTCAATTGCCACATCGTCAGCATTGACGGTGATGCCAGTACCCGCTCCTACATTGAGCGTGGCGGAACCGGATGTTGCTCCGCCAGTCAGACCAGAGCCAGCGACGACATCGGTAATATCGCCTGAGCCTCCGCCAGATGCAGCAAGGTCTACCCAAGATGTGCCGTTATACACATAGGCAGTATTAGCAACCGTGTCGTAATACGCATCCCCTGCCGCCGGGGACGACGGGGCCGTTGCCAGTTTTGGAAGGGTAATAGTATTGCCTACGAATTTTGTCATAGGCGTATCTTACCCGATAACGACGACTCTGTACGTCCCCGCAAGGCTAATTGTGACTGTCAAGGTGTTAACAGTGGCGGTTACAACATCGGCAATAACCAAGTTGTCAGTAGAGTCGTATAGCGATACCACAACATCCTTGGTGTTAAGTGAATGAGTGACCGTCTTGGCTTCTCCAGCCGTCCAGGTTGCGGACGTGCTATAGCGGGTCATAAATCCAAGGTTGGTCTTTGCTCCAGCCGCCGTGCTTGCGCCGGTACCGCCGTCGGCTACAGCAATGTCTGTGCCGTTCCATGTACCAGTTGTGATGGTGCCGACCGTGGCAATATCATTGTCGCCCGTGTATGTCCCGCCAGCAACTGCTGCCAGTGTGCTGTTGTATGCCTGAACATCGGTTCCAATAGCAAGTCCAAGGTTGGTTCTAGCACCAGAAGTTGTTGTGGAGCCGGTGCCACCATAGAGAACACCCACTGCAGTGCCTTGCCATGTTCCCGTGCCAATTGTACCAACCGATGTCAGGCTGGAGCCAGTGACGCCGCTTCCAAGGGTTGTTCCGCTAAGGACCGAAGTTCCGTTAATGTAATATGCCTTGCCGGTAAGGAGATTTACGTGTTCAGATGAGGTCCATGCATCTGTTGCGTCAACCCAGTTGAGCGTCTTGTCGGTTGTTCCCTTAAGGGTAATACCACCGCCATCTGCCGTTACGTCTGTTGGGCTTGCCACAGAACCAAGCTCAATGTTCTTGTCATCTACCGTAAGGGTTGTGGAGTTAAGCGTTGTTGTAGTTCCGTTTACCGTTAGGTCGCCAGAAAGCACAAGGCTTGTACCAGTTGCTGCGCCAATGTTTGGCGTGACAAGGGTTGGCGTGTTTGCAAAGACAAGAGCGCCAGAGCCCGTCTCATCTGTAACTGCGCTAATCAGGTTTGCCGAAGACGGTGTGGCAAGGAATGTAGCAACGCCAGTTCCGAGTCCAGACACACCACTGCTAATCGGAAGGCCCGTAGCATTTGTGAGCACGCCGCTTGCTGGAGTTCCAAGCGCTGGCGTGACCAGCGTTGGGCTGGTAGCAAATACCAACGCGCCAGAGCCAGTCTCGTCGGAGATGGTGTTCTTCAGTTCAAGAGAGGTTGTTGCAGCAAAGTCGCTCAACTTGTTTGCGGTCAACGCCACAGTTCCGGTTGCGGCAGGAAGCGTTACGGTTGTCGTACCAGCAACGGCAGCAGGCTGGAGAGTCGTTGTCCCTGAGGTGCTTCCCGGCATGGCAACGCTTGTAATTCCAGTAAGCGCAAGGTTTGCAGAGGCTCGGTTGAGAGCAACTGCAGTTGTACCAACGTAATGCGTATCACCTGGGTTAGCCTTGCCGTTCGCAAGATCGTAGGCAGCCTTAACAGCAGTTGGCGTTGCAGCAAGGACGCTGCTTGTTGTGCTCGTCGAGTCGCTAAGCTGAACGGCACCGACAACGGACGTTGTGGCGGCGGCAATAGTAATGTTTGGCGTGGTGCCGCCGGATGAGGAGATTGCGCCCGAGCCCGTAACCGCAGTAACGGTTCCTGCGCCAGTTGAGAGGGATACCCATGCGGCTCCGTCGTACACCTTGATTACATCAGAAACAGTGTTGTAGTAAACCTGCCCCTGAACAGGGGTAGCTGGGTCGGTGGCTAGGTTTTGGATAACTGCGTTCTGCAACTCATTTTTCTGTAGGTCTAGGACGGTTAGAAACTTCATGGCTCCCCCTTAATTCAAATAGGCTTTACCGCCAAAGGCGGCAACAAATTGGACAGTTAGATTATTATTGTCTATATACGTGATATCGCCAATCACTAGCGTTCCTGCACTGTCAACGACTTCTACCGATGGAAAACACGCCAAGTTGTGCGTAATTGCCCACGTTGCCGAGGCGGAGTTTTGTGTAAAAACATAGGTTGAGTGAGAAGCGCCGCTACCCTGCGCGCCCTGGGGGCCCGTTGCGCCCGTTGCGCCAGTGGCACCAGTTGGTCCCTGCACACCCTGCGGGCCCTGCGGTCCGGTTGAGCCGGTAGCCCCAGTGGCACCCGTTGACCCCGTCGAACCAGTGGGCCCCGTTGCGCCCGTCGGGCCCTGCGGACCAGTAGGGCCTTGCAAGCCCTGCACTGTGCCGCCGCTGGCGGTAGTAATGGTTAGCGTTGGGGCATTAACTGATACGGAGACAGGGCTGGTTGTTGCCGTAACGCTATTGCTTTGCTGCGTAACGTTAATAGTTCGCGCCTGATCGGAAACCTCAACGGTCATCTGGTTACTTCTCCGGCCACTGTAAACAGGCCAGAGATGAGTTTCACCATGGCGCCGCCAACAGGGTTGACCTCCAGGTCGTAGACATATGTGCCTGGGGCAATGAGGCTAAGAGCCTCGTCTGATACGTAAACATTGACGGCACCGTTTGTGGTGCCAAGGACAATGCCCGTTGTGGTTCCATTTGAGCTGGATAGCCTAAGGAATGCCTCTTGGGCACCCTGTCGCCTGCGAACTTGCATAGACGCAGTGGCACCTGTCAGGTTGACTAGGTTTCCGGACGCATCTCTATAGACCAGGCTAATGCTTAGATAACTTCCCTGCTCGGCCGTAATGTCATAAGTAGTCGACATGTGGCACCTCCGGAAAGCATTGTAATGTTCGCTGGCCGAAAGTGCCAATAGGTATTTTCTGCTATTCAATATGTTATGATACTTATATGGCAAGACCCGGACGTGTCCCAGCAGAGCAACTAGCAGCCCTCCGTGAGCGCATCAAAATGCTCATGTTGCAGGGCGTCTCTCTGTCTGAGATAGCGCAGGTTGTTGGTTTGAGCGAGGAAACCGTCCGTAAGCATAGCTATGTAATCAAGAAGTCCTGGGTTGACCCCACGGAAGACCCAGCAAGCAACAAGCAGGAGCTTATTGAGCGTGCCAACCTGGTGGCAAAAATGGCTGCAGCCGCTGCGGCAAGAGCAAAGGGCACCAATAACGAGGCGCAATTCCTCAAAATCCAGCTAGAAGTTATCGACCGCATTGCCCGCCTAACTGGCGCCTACGAGCCTGACCGCACCGAAATCACAGGCAAGGACGGTGCTGCTATCCAACTTGCGGCAGTGCCGCACGAAATTGACACACTGGCCCCGGCACAACTTGCCGCCCGCATGCAGGCGTGGGCAAACGCAATGACGGAAGAACCAATTGAGGGAAAGGCTGAGGTCGTTGAGCAGCACGATTAGCAATTCCGAGTACCGGGATTGGCTTAGGAAGAAAGCCGCGTCGTCTGACGCCGCCTTCGCCGAGTACATGAGCGGCCTGGTTTTCCCCAAGCACCTTCGAGACATGGAAAAGTTTATGGACGAGCACGACCGTGCTTTGGTGCTTATGCCCCGCGGCCACGCCAAGACAACTGCGCTTATGTTCCGTGCCGCAAGAATCATTGGCATGACGAAGGGAAATATCCGCATCGGCATTCTCACCGCGGTGCTTTCCGACTCGCTCTCTCGTTCAAGGGCAATCAAAATGCTTATTGAAAGCCCGCTGTTTGCTGAAATATTCCCATGGGCAGCATCTGGCGTGATCGGCAGCAAGTGGACCGACGAAACCTGGACCATTAAGGGTGTAAACATGGGCAAGGATGCTACGTGCTTTGCCGACGGCCTCGGCTCTATTAAGCCTGGCGCCCGCCTTGACCTCCTGTTTGCAGACGACATGGTCGGAATGAAGGAGAACGCCACCGCTGTTCAGCGCCAAAAGGCATCTGACACCTACTGGCAAGTGGTTGATCCAATGCTTGTTCCTGGCTCGAAGAAGTGGTACGTGGGAACGCGCTGGCACGAAGATGATTTCTACGCAGAACTTATGCGCAAGGGTATTAAGGAGTACCAGCGCAGGGCCCTGGAAGATGGTCAGCCGTTGTGGCCAGAGATGTACACCGTAGAGACCCTAAACCAGAAGAAAGAAGAACTCGGAACCCCAATCTTCATGCTGCAATTCCAGAATGACGTTAACGCCATGGGCGGGAACATCTTCCGGCACGACTGGTTCCAGCGCGTCAACACCCTGCCGGAAGGAACTCGACGCGTTGGTGTTGACCTTGCTTCATCTGTTAGCGAGAGAAGCGACTACACAACGGCTGTTGAGGTTCTGGAAGATTCCGACCACAACCTGTATGTAGTTGGTGCATGGAAAGACCGCATCAACGAAGGGCACCAGGAGTGGCTTACTGGCGTCAAGCGAGATGGAAGCATGGGCAACCCCAAGGGGCCAAAGCTTTTATGGCCGCAGAGAATGCTTGGCATGCGCGGACTGAATCACGAAGCAGAGGAGCCGCGTTTTGTTGAGTCGGTAAACATTGAAGCGGTGCAACATCAGAGCACGTTTGTGCGGGAAATCCTTGGCGACACTACGCTCCCTGCGCGTGCGGTACGACCCGACAAAGACAAGGTCAGCAGAAGCCGAGCGCTTGCAGCCAGGTACGAGTCAGGAAAAGTGTTTCACCTTACTGGGGCGCCAGGCATTGACGACCTAGAACATGAGTTGATGTCGTTTCCGAACGGAGAGCATGACGACCTCGTTGATGCTCTGGTTTACTCTGCAGACCTTAGCGGAGCGTCGTTCTACTTCACGTCCGGGAATCGATTCTAACTACCGGGCCCACCACTCTTCGTGCCAAGTAGTCTCTCCTTGCGGCGCAACTACCAAGATTGCCGAGAGAAGAAACTTAAACATTGTAATCACCTACCATTTCATTGATTAGCTCAAAGGTGTTTACCTCTTCGTCAACAAAGATTGGCGTGCCTTCTCCAAGCCAGCCGCCCTGGATGTTAAACGAGAAATACTCTTCGGCTTCTAGAAAGAAGTCGCGCTCTTCCCCGTCAAATGGAAAGGACTCATCCCTGCTGCCCTCAAATTCAGCAGCAAGCTTAGCGATGATTTTGTTCTTGCTGTACACAACAAACGGCTTATTGAATTGCCAGCCAAGGCCGATAATGCAATCCTCAAAACCGTCGGCAAGCAAGATTGGGTCTTTGTGGCCGACACTAGAACTAGACATTTTTTCCCCTTTCCTTTCTCTGAAACACAGTTTTCTTTGAGCACACCCCGCAGTATGCGTTTTTAAAACCCTCTACCAGGGTGTTGTTTGGGTACTCTTTGATCGCCTCGCTTTGACGATCATCTCCGCACAGGCCACAGGCCCATACGTAGTTGTCAGTCTTGGGGCTTAAGGACAAGGCGTGCCTCGCAGGTGTTTACAAGAGATGAGACTGCAACAATTCCATCGTCGCGCGTTTCGAGAATGTTTGCCGCAACAAGCTGTCGAACCAAGTCGTCATTCTCACTCCACCACTTCAGGTAAAACCAGCCTTCAATTGGTGTCTTGCCCTTGATTTTGCAGGATAATCTGGCATACGGCTCGCCAGTGGTCGCAACAATAGCCGTGCAATCCTCGCCGTCTTGGTCAACGTAGATTAGTTCATCACCAAACTTTTCGGACTTGTACTGGTATTCACGTCTACTCATCTTCGCTCCTTCTGCGCTCCTTGCGCTTGCGGGAAGTATGGCCGAGGATCTTCAACGAGTCAAGCCTGTTCATAAGCCTAGTTGCCCTATCGTATTTTTGTTTAAAATGATTAGACCACGTGGTTGCCTGCTCCAGCAGAGCCTCTGGGCTTCTTCCCTCTAGCATGCACGTGACCGGACCAAACTCAGTGCGCACAACTCCAATGTACCGCCATTTACCACTCGGTGGCACAGGTGGCAACACGGCGGCGGTAAGAGATGCAAGGATGCCGCAAGAAATTAGTATAGATTCTATATGCGCTGTCACCTCTTGCTCTGCGCGGTCATCATCGCCGTGCCCCACGGGCTTAGCGATAATTCCTAGGGTGGCAGCAGTCGACATAAAAGAGGCGGCAAGCCAGCCGTAAGACCAGTCGTCTGGGGTTCTATTCTTTTTCTTCATTAGCCACAAAGTCTCCCAATAGTGATGGCATGGCATCGTACAGCAGGGAAATACTAATGAGGCGATCTGCCCGACGATGAGCCTGCGCCTCAGGCATTGGCTCAACTACGCCAATTACTTCCTTGCTTTCTGCGTCAATAATCTTTGCGGACCAAAGCAGCACCCCGTTTTTGTCTACGCCCTCTCGGGAATAAACGACAAAGGCTTGTGGCATTTAGATGTTCTGTGCGTTTTCGGCGAGGGGCATGTCGCTGTAAGCGCGTAGCGGGCAGTTTCTCCACCAGCACGTATTGCCTGGCTCCCCCGCGGGGCCGCCCGCGCAATCTTCACACATAGCCCTGATGGCCAGCAGCATGCCGGTCGATTGAGTTGCAGCCTGCAACTTATCAATGTTCTTTTCCATCTTGGCAAGAACTTCTTCAAAGTTTACGGTTGGCGCAACAACTTTTCCTACGTTACCGGGGTCCATGCTGACCCTTGGTTCTATTTCAGAGTAAAGCTCTGGCTGGTAGGCTTGCAGGTAGCTCAGGACCACCACGGAATATTCCATCGGTATCTTTCTTTGTCCCTGGCAATAGGCCTCAACCGTGCGCTCCGATCTCTGGGCTTCTTTGGTTGAGGTCTTGTTCACTGCGTCTGCAAGGCTCCTCGCAGCCTGCACCCGAGTGCCGTTTGGAAAAAGCGTGAGCGCTATTTCCATCAAGTGCTCGGCCTTCACCCCTTCAACTCGTTTTGCTCAGAGATAGCAACCGCAAGCGCTTTCCAGTCAAACTGGATAGCAATTTGCCCATGATGTGTTGTCTTTGCGGCAAGCAGCAAATCAATTGTGCCGCCTACCGAGCGCCACTTGCTGCAAAAGGTGTAATCCTCGCCGTATTGAATCCTTGTTTCCTGGTCAATTGAATATGCAAAAAACTCGTATAGCTTTTCGCCGCTTGGCTTCATGATGTAGTCATCTGGACGCTCTTTCATGATCTTTTCAAGCGTTTCTCGCTTTACCATCATGGCTCCAGTTCCAACCTTAAGAACTTTTGCAAAACCATCCTGGTCAACGTTGAAAACTTCATCTGTAGTCTGAAAGTTTCCTTCTGCAATAAGCGCCGGGTAAACCTCATGTGGTGTACTTGGGTAGTTAGTCACAAATTGACCAAGCCTCTCCCAAACAACCTCTCTTTTTGAGCACGGAAGTGCCGAGATGTCTCGGTCGTGCCCAAGCAAATACATTACGTGCCTAGGATCAACCTGAATATCACTGTCAATCATAAACAAATGCGTTGCCTTGCTTTCAAGAAAGCCGGACGCAAGTTCGTTGCGCGCAAGCGGGAGGATTGAGTTGCCGGAAATTACTTTCCAAGTAAAGCCAACACCGTTCTCAATACACATTCGCTGTACGCCCATAATTGAGGCTATTGAACCCGCGTGCAGCCGACCATCGAGCGTTGGGGTGGCAACAAAGATTCCAATTTTCTTTGCCGTATTAGAAGGAACAGTTTGCTTCTTGCTTTTCTTGCTCACTTCTTCTTACCCCCTAAAAGATCCACTCGCAGTGTTGCCAAATTCTTTGGCAGCTTATCTTTTTTAATGTCGCTTACAGGGAAATCGTTAGGCTCTTCTTCTGCCCTTATTAGCGTGCGCTCTCCGTCATCCATTTGCCGCCCCCACTTTCCTCGCTGCAGGGCCACGGCGATAAGGGCATAGTTTGCAATGTCCATTAGCGTGTCAGACATTGATTCGTCCTCCCCGTCGTCAAAGGGTTCAAGGACTACTTTTCCGCCAACAATCTTTCCGTTTAGGAACTTCTTGGCCCTTGCCGATTTGTCGTGAGCAATTCTGCTAATGACGCCGTGAATGCCCAGCTGCTCAATGTTAGTGTCCCCATACCGCTCCTGCTTGTCGCAAAGAAGCTTGTAGGCCTCGGAATAGATCTCCGCAAAAGTCTGCTCAAAGCTCTGTTCGCTCACTGTCCAGCCCTCCTTTTTATAATCCAATTGGCTTCGGTTTCGCTAATCCTCATTAGGACTGCGGCCTGAATGTCTGCCCCGCACACAATGACGTATGGCTCATCATCCTGCTCGTTGCGCTGGTCGAGCAGCAGGGTGATGGGGTTGTCGTCGGACCACAAAAGCCAGATGGCTTTGACCCTTTGGCTGGGAAATAGGTTGTTTTCCATTGACGGAGTGTAGCGCAGATTTTCCTGGGGTGCCAAATAGGGTTTTAGAGTGATAGCATCAACGTGTGATGCCCCACCTAACCGGGTATCGCCGCTGGTCGGGGGCAGTAAGCCCGGCTCAGGCGGGAAGGGCAACGGGGATGTTGGGTCCCCTGTACGGTGTTGGCGGCCGCGCGAGCCGACGGGCTGCGTCGCAACCAGGCGTTCCTCCGTCCCCTTCCCGCTGAAACCCTCGGGAGGAAACATGGCAGGAAAA